TATGTTTTGCAACTTCTGGATTTGCTGGAGTACCATTGATAGTTCCTATTGAACCGACCCCAATCTTGAAAATTTCATCAGCATCTACAAAGTTTACATAACCACCTTCGTTATTTGCTATTGGTAAGTATGAAACATTAGTTCCAGTAATTGAAACAACTTTCGCTGCTCCGACACCTGCACCGTCTGCTGATGCATTGAAAACTGTGTCGTCTACTGTAAGTGAACCAATTGATGAAAGAGTCATAGTGCTATATGCTTTCATGCTTGTTGCAGTAGACCTGTTTGTTGTTCCGAATGCGAATGGGTCTTGACATAGACCAATTCTTCTGAAGTCGTTATCTGTTGGGAAGTCACCTAGACCTTCTGCAAATTCTAATCTTGAATTCACAATGATGAAGTTTCCACCCAATTCTTCTACAGGGTCAGCACCATGTCCGAAAGGAGGTGATATTACTGGAGTTGCAACTCCACCTGAACCACCACCAATACCTGTGATGTTTGCAACATCAATAGATGCTTTCTTATATCCTACACCTCTTACAGTCACATCGATTTCTCTTAAACCACCTGAAACTACTTTAACAGTACATTTACCAGATGAACCATCTCCATCGATGGCAACATCTGTATATGTTCCGTTAGTATAACCAGAACCTGGATTGTCTACTTTAATATGTAAGACTGAACCATCAACAGCATTTGTTTCAACTTGATATTGTGAGGAACTATCGTTGTCTGCTGAGGAGTTCAGACCACCATTTGTATGAGTTCCAAAAACTGATGCTTGAGCACCTAATGTTTTAACTGGTATAAAGTCGTTAGTCACAAACTTAATTGTGTCTGATGCAGAAATAGTGTACATGTATTTCCAAAGATAAGGCATTCCATTTGTTCCACCTTCATCTGCAGCTGTTCCTTCAAATAGAACTGATACATCTGTTCCTGTAGGTTTGTTAATTGAACCTACAACTACACCATTTTCATCTCTTCCTGTTCTGATACATTTGTAAACATGATACTCATCTGTCAACACATAGAATCTTGCTTCATACAAATTATTTTTAGCTGTTGCAGGTGTTGTTTTTGTTGCACTGTAATCATGTGAATACTCATCATAAGTTGTTCCTGATGTCCAGTTATATCTTGTTATACCATGAGATACATCTGCTGGGTCAACTTTTTTAAGTGCCAACATGTCTTCCCATGCTTGTATTTCTTCACCGACTCCGTTTGCAGGTGCAGGTGGATTGTTTTCGTCTGGCCAATCGAATGAACGACCTATAAAAACATATGTTGATGAAGCGGATTCACCAAAGTCTTCTTTAAATTGTCTCGCATTATGAACACGAAACTTTTCTGTAATAATTGCTGCCATTTTCTTAATCTCCTCAGATTATTTATTTTTTCTGTAATACTATTTATGCAGTTGCCGACTTGACATATGCATTAAATGTTAAATTAGTTCGTAAATTTTTATGATTATCATATTCTGATACATAGAACTTAGGATAGTAATGTTCTAAATCTGATATTCTCAAACCTTCTTTTATTGATTCTTCCATCAATACACTTCCTGAATTATCTTCCATTAAGATGTCATCATTATTCGTTTCATCTTTCATATGATAAGTAATTCTGTAAGTGTTCTGTTCACTAATTGTATTTATAGTGTTAAATCGAGACCCTAAAGGAACGAAACTGACTATGCCATTTTCTGAGTTCTCTTCATCAATTAGTGTGTCTCCATCTTCCATACAGATTCTTTCATTCTCTTCTGTTCGAAGATATTTTCCTGCCAACTCTATAGACCTTTCAGTCGTAAAGTAATGAACAGGTTCATCTGTAGTTGCACTTTCTAGTCTGAATATACTTCCGTCTTCCATTGTGAAGACATCACCAAAGTCACCTTTGACTCGTGCATCTTTATCAGGTTCCATTCTTACTACACAAACTTCTTCTTCTAATTCAATAAGTCCACCATCTTCAAGTATTAGTTGTTCATCAACTAGTGAACCAAGTTGGAAGATTTTACCTTAGTCTGCAGGTCTTCTCTCTGGACTTCTTACTAAGTAATCGTGGTCCGAAGAATCTAATGATAATGCAGTTGGTATTCCGTCATGTGAACCCTTTGCATGATTTGTTATCTTATTAGCAAAAGAATCAATAAAGGTTATGTTTATATGTCTTGCCCTATGTGAAGTATCATAGAATTCTGAATGGGCACCTAAATCTTGTCCTGCTGGGTTTGTGGTGTCTGTTGTATTTAAGATACCATAAGTACCAATATTAATTCCTGGAATACCTGCTTCCATTAATTGCAACATAGCACCAGAAGCTGTGACTTCACTATCTGTAGTCCAAAGATTTACAACTCTTGTAGAATTCGAAAACGCATTTGGAACTGCAATACCAACATCTAAGTTCATTATAAGTGTTGGTCTAAATCTAAACTGTTCGTCTGCAACTGTATTAATAGATGAATTAATTGCAACTTCACCGAAGAAAATATGTCCTGCTGGGTGAAGTAAATCTTTTAGTACACTTCTCCAACTGTTGATTGATTCACCAACCTTAACTACATATGAATGTGTTTGATAGTATACACCATCTTGTATGTTCGATGCATCTGCATCTAATGTTCCTTTATCACCCAATAATGCTTCGTTTACTGTTCCTTCTCCAGCAAATTTACCTCTTCCTGAAATTGGGTCTGATTTAAATACTGTAAACTTATCAACTGTATTGTATTTGACTACTTCACCTTCTAAGAATTCACCTGATAAATTAGTATATGTTAATATTTGTCTTGCTGTATTATAACTAACAACTTCTGCAGTTGTTCCTGAAGTTGCACCTGTAAGGACCAAATCACGATTAAGTGTTCCAGTTGGAGTAGAAATCATCATAGGATAATGTGATGATGATGAAACGACACCATCTGAGTCAAAGTTATAACCTTGACCTATAATGTTAATTGATTCTGCACCACCAATATCATCTGAATATGCAAGAAGTTTAGCACCTGTTCCTGATGCAACTACCTGTTTTCTATTTACTCTTTCAACACCTGAAAGTTGACCTACTATCTGTTCATTATCTTGGAATTCACCCACATCTGTATGAGTTCTTTTTACAACAATTCTTTTGTTTGGTATGTCTAATCTGACAACTGTTGCAGTTGCACCTGATACTGTACCTGTTATTACTTCATCAACTAAGAAGTCACTTACAGAATCAAAATATAAATAACCACCTGGGAAAATTACTGGTACAGAAGTATATCCTACACCACCATTTTTAATCTCAACTTCTCTAATTCTTCCGTCATCTTTTACAATAGTTCCACTGTCATCGTATGCATCATATGTTATTGGTTTGCCTGTCTCATGCAATAATTTATTACTTTCAGTATGGATTTCAATCCTATCATTAAGGGATAAAGGACTTGCAAATACGACTCTATCATTTGTTGCAATGTAGAGAGAACCATCACCTGGGTCTACTTGTAATAATCCATTTTTGAAAACCTTTACTGTATGGTCATTGAAGAATACATATCTTCCGTTTATATCTTTAACTCCAGGTCCACCACATACTGCTTGTCCAGCATCTGCAATAAATTCAAATTGACCCCAAAGTGTGGCATTCTCTAATATGATTTCATCACCAGTTGCACCGATAACTCCTTCGGCACCATTACCACCTGAATTGGTTTCATCAAATATGACTAAGTCTCCTGCCTCATAGTTGATACCACCATGTTCGATGATAATCTCTTTGACTCCACCGTCTGATAAACCATCGACTCTAGCAGAAGAATCTACGACTCCTGCATCATCTTTACTTGCAGTAAAAATTACGGTGTCATTCATTGTATACAGAGAACCTATTGTAGATTTCTCCATAAGAATACCTGAACCGTCTTCTGCTAAGATGATACCATTATCATTATGTTCTATGTAAGTGGATGAACCACTATCTGTATTGATTGCAGTATTAACACCTGCTATAGTTCCTATGTACGATGTAATACCATCTCTATCTAAAACTTGAACACTAGTATTCTCTATAAAAGTTCCATAGTGATTTCTGGTTATACTACAAGAATATACATCTGGAGCAAGTGTATTGATTCTTTCTATATTTGCTTCTGCAAGTATAGTTTTTCCGTCTACATCAAAATAAGTTATCTTATCTGTTTCTGCAGGCACCTTTTCACTAGGCATTTTAAGAACCAATCTTCTTTCTTCACTGTAATCAGATTCAGATATGTAAATTGTCTCTTTATCAGGATATCTAACTTCAGCATCCTGAGCATATAAGAGTCTCATTAAGAATTTAATTGACTCTTCACTTCCTTTCTTCTGATACAAATCAGAAATGTTTTTAATTGTTAACCTTTTATTTTTTAACTTTGATAAGTCAATAGAAGGTAAGAAGTCTTTCTGGAAGTAAGAAAGAAATTCTTCTGTTGTATGGTCGATATCAGAGTAATCTAATAATCGATTGTTTGCAAGTATAGAGTTTTCTGTATATTTTTCAACAATTGCAGTTTGCAAACTATTTCTACCTTCAACAGTTTCATCTTTTGAGAAACCATTTCCTGATACTGTAGAAATGTAAAGTTTGTTGCCATTGATGACATCTATTCTTGCAATAGAACCGTTTTCTTTTCCGTAAATGTATTCACCAACTTCTAAAGGGTCAGCATTTTTATTCGGATTAGTTGCATTCGATTCATTAATAATCTTTGATGTGTTTTCATCAGGAGACGGTGAGACGGTCGCAATCTCTACAAGTAGAGAACCTTGACCGTCTTCTAAAGCAATACCGTCTAAATCGCTTTGTGATTTAAGAGTTAAACACTCTTTCTCTAAGAATTCAAAATATGCAGATAAAAACGCCGAAAAGGCAGGTGCATCTTCTCTTACATGTTCTGGTAAGATTGTATGCAGTCTTTGTGTTATTTTATCCGATGATAATGATTCGTGAGACATTTAGTTTACTCTTATGTTAATGTACAACCATTGTTTGCAACAACAAACCATGCGGCACCATTCCACATACAGATACAACCTTCACCCTTTGCATCAAGTGTGATTTGTTCTGTTGTGTCATTTGTAGGTGAACCACCATACGCTGCAACAGTAATAGCGGCTGAACCACCACTACCCATTCCAGAACACGCGATTAACATCAATTGTCCAGTTTGTGTACCAGAACCTAAATCGAAAACGACTTTTGAACTGAATCCACTACCGTTTATGATATTAGTGAACTGATTTTGCAAAGTTGAACTAGTTGCCGTATGTGTGACAATATCATCTACTGCTAAATGAGTAGGAATATTTTCAAACAATTGACCAATAGTCATTTTTTTGTTGACAGGTGTTCCACCTGGGTTTTCAACGATGTGTAGTAAATCATCAGCACCAATTGCTGAATCTGATACTGCTGATAATGCTGATATTTTTTTATCTGCCATTTTATTTCTCCTTTTTTATATAATCCAAATTAATGGGAAACTACTCGCGGGACTCGCGACCACTTTATTCATAATGAATACCTTAATATGCAGAACTAGATGTTGATTTAAAACCAACCCCAGCACTACTCTCACCACTTGCGATGGTGTCTATTTCACCCTTAATCGTGACATCGGCAGAAGAGATGTCTACTAGAGAACCTCTTGTTGCCACTACATCGTAGCTGTCAGGAATAATTGTGAAATCAATCGTTGTATTAGTGTTTACTGTTGAGGTAACCATCAATGCATTGATTGTAATTTTGCCTGTAGTGTAATCTACTGTTCCTGCAGTAGTATCACTATAGATTCTTGTTGAACCAGATAGGTAGTATCTTCTTAGATTACCACTACCATCGTCATCAAAATATTGTGTGTTTACAGAATCACCTGTGACCGTAAATCCTGTAGAACTTAAAATTCCACCCAAAGCTTTATTGTATTCTTGATTTGGGTGATAGAAAGGATTACCAAAGTCATTTGTGTAACCAATCTTTTTGTTTATGGTCATAGATGTTGCTTTCTTCAATCTTATGTTTGTTATATTAGATAAAATCGATGTGTCTGTAGCATCGATATCTCTGACTAAATTTGAATGTCTGAATATACTATCGAAGTTAGCAAGATTTTCGTTATCGTAATTATTTATTGTTGTATTAACTAACTGTTCTAACTCACCTTTCGAAAGTGTTGTAAAATTATTGTTGTATTTAAATATTGATGAGATAAGAATCTTAATAATCTCTGGATTTACAATCTCAGGTCTTACAGTCACCATATTCAATGCATTTAGTTTTCTAATAACTTCTGACTTCTCTACTTCTGTTAAGTAGTCTGAGTTCTTAGGTTTGATTGCAAGAAATACTTTTCCGTATTCTGGTGGATTATTATCTTCACCACCCCATACTGCAACTGCGTCTGCATTCGGATAATACTCTGATACTTTTGCTTTGTAGTCATTCAATGTGACTAGTCTGTTTTGAGATGTAAAGAATTTATTTGCTTTAAACTTGATTGATTCGATTGATTCTTTCTCTGCACCACCAGTCGCTGGTGTTGTTGTAGTAATAACGGAATCTGAATAACCATTTATTGCAGTGATTTGAGTAAAGTTTTTTGCACCATCGGCGTGGTCTGCATCAACTACAATATAAGTCACCGTGATTATATCACCATCTAACAATTCTGTTCCTAATACACCATCACCAAAATAGATTTCTAAATATCCTTCTTCATTTTCTTGTGTATAGTAGACTTTAGATGTTGTTGATATGGTTGAAATGTCTGTAGATAAAGCAAAGGTCTCTGAAACACCTGCAGAGTTGACTACTAATGATAATTTACTTCTATCAACTCTCTCATTGGATAAAACAAACTTTGCATTCTTAATTTGTCTGTCATAGACAAAAGAATCAACCATGTATGTACCTTGTGATATCTCAACACCTGAATAGTTGAAGGTAGTACCATTTTGAGTTGGTTTATTTGTATCTGTAGTCACAAAGTCATATGATACACCATCAAAAACTGTTTGAAAAACATGTCCTCTAGGAATAGTCATATCTGAAAGTGTAGGGAAAGTTCCGTCTGCATTCACAACATTGTTAAGTGCAATATCTAAGAGAGCAGATGATACCTTTTCAGATGCAGGTGTAAAACCTAAATCCTTGGCACGAGATACTACATTCTTTCTAATTTGGGCAGAATCTAAAAAGAGTTCTGACGCTGCAATATTAGTATTGACTGCACCAATGTGTGATGAGTATGCAAGTAGGTCAATCAATGTTGACATTGTTGAACCTTCGAAGTTATAATCTTTTAACTTCTCTTGTCCTTTAAGATATGCTTTTAGGTTATCTGAGATTGCATCGAAATCTAATTCTGTAATGTTTATTTGTGAACTCTTTGTTGCCATTATCTTGCCCTTTTAAGTGTCATGTTGACTTCTTGATTCGGCATACCATTCAAAATTGTATAATTTATTGTGATGTGCAAATCATTATTTCTTTTTATTGTGAATTGAGGTATTACATTTGAAACTCTTGGTTCAAAATCCTCAATAACTTCTTTAATTTTCATTTGTGCAGTTTTGACTCTTCTTTCAGTGTTAAGTGCAAACAACAAGTCTCTCATTCCACCAGCAAGAGCAGGTTTGAATGGTCTTTCATAGTAATTCGTCAACATGATATTCTTAATTGACTGTTTGATTGCATCTGAGTCTTTCTTAATTGTTAAATCACCTGTTATAGGGTGTGCAGTAAAGTTCATGTCTAAATCTGCATAAACTTCCTTCGCTGCTACATTCTTTCCTTGTGATTTTAAATCTGCCATATATCTATTTATACTCCCTATTTACCTTTTACTGAAGTATATTTACCTGCACTTGAACCACCTTTGATAGTTGTTTCATGTTTGTGGGTTGCAAGTGTTATTCCATTTCCAGCATCTGTTGATACATCACCAACTGCGTCAATTGTAGAATCATTTGTTTGGGCACCAGTGACATGAAGTGTTCCTGTGACTGTAGTATCTGATATAATCTCTGTTGTATTATTACCTGTTATTGTTATCTTGCCTTCTGATAATACATCTGTTGTTCCTTTAAGAATATCTGCTTTAAGATTGCCTTCTGTTATCTCAGAAGTCACATCTCCTTTTAAAACTTTAAGGTCTACATTTCCTGTATCGATTGTTATATTTACATTACCATGTCCTACTTGTAAGTCTGCGTTACCAGCAATATACACTTTGTCATCTTTGAGTATTGCAGTATAGTTATTGTTTACTATTCTTGTGACTTCTGAACCGTCTGCATGAATCTCATGGAAGGTTCCTGACCTATGATGAACATTTATTCTTTCTGATTTTGGGGTGTCATCAATTTCAAAAACATGGCCGGCCTCGGTTTGCAAAACCTTATTGTAAGGATATACAGGTTTTGCTTGGACATCCACAAAATCTCCTAGAATCTTTTGTGTTTGTGGGTGAACCATACCACCATTTATTGCATGGTCTAAAACTCCACCTCTTGCAATAGAAGATAAATCTGATTCTTCCGTATATAAAGGATAGTAAGGCAACATATCTGCAGTCACCTCTAATTCTGTTATAGTAGAACCTGTATTATCATAATTGATTGAAAGTTCTTTTGGTGTTTTTGGTGCAGTGTCTATTGCAGTTGATAAACCATGTGAACGATTTGGTGCTTGTTCAGGATTCGGTCCGTCTGGAGTATCTTTATACTCATCAACAGTTAATCTTCTAGGGTCATTGAATCCTTTTTCAATATTTCTGTTTAGTAATTCATCTTTAGTTGTTTCTTTATAACCTTTCTGAGGAATACCAGCAGACACATGAGTTATAACAGGGTCTTGTCTAGTTTTACCATCTCTGAAGAATCCAAAAACTGTAGAACCCTCAATAAGTCCATGTTGAGTTCCTATTCCAGATAATCCTGCAGTTGTTGTTGGTAATAAAACTTGTGCCCACGGCAGGTCAGGAGTTGCGATGTATTGTTTGTTTTCGGAATGAATACCGTGTATTCTTACACGAACTCTTCCTACCTTTAAAGGGTCTTGTCTATCTTCAACTATTCCATAAAATGTTATCATGCTTCTCTCGGTGTTGCAGTATTGTCTAGTGGTGTTGCAGTTTCTACTTTCTGCATGTAAGATTCTTTAACACATTCCATTGTCATTGTACCTGTCAATTGTTGTGGGTCACCAGTTATTTTTAAATCTGTTATAAGATATCTATCATCGTTTAATTTATCTGATGTATCTTGTTCTGAAGTTGGTTCCGCAGCAGGAAGTGATATTTGAACAATTTGTCCTACATTCATATCAGTTCTTAGAGGAACAGTCACAACTATTCGATGTTGATTCAATATTTCAAGAAGTGCATTTCTTTCTAGTGTCGCATTGTCTCTATTTTCCTTTCCTCTGAAAAGTTCTTGAGCAGTCAAATCCTCATTGTCATCATATGAGTGTCTCATATCACTTGCCTCAATGAAAAACGCGTTAAAATGCTGGTTTGGAGGTAAGTCAACATCTACTTCTGAATATGATGGTGGTTCTCCTTCACCCACTGCGTTTTCTACTGTAAATGTATACTCATATTCACCATTATGAATCATAGGAAAACCAGATAGATGTTTACCTCTTTTAAATGTTTCTTCCATATCATAAACTTCTTCTGATTCTAATTTACGCAAAGGGTCATATACTTTCATGTGGGATGCATAAGCACCTCTGACTGTACCTCTTAATGTATCAAACATTTGTGGTTTTCTATACTTTAGAATCTGACTATTCAAACCACCAGGAGCATTTAAGTCCATATCTTCTGTTGGGGATGAATTTCTAGGTTTCATAGTGAATGCAACAGGAAATTCTTGTGAAAACATTTCATCAATCGATTTAAATCTAAACCCACCATTTAATGTTTGAAAGAAGAACATAGCATTTCTATAATTAGTATCACCACCTATATTTGCCTCTTTGACACAATAGTCTATGATGTTATTTGTAGTCCAGTTAGGAACTATGAATTGAAAATTGTCTGGTTTGGTTTCTTCCCAATGGTCGAATTCTTCCATAGGAATCTTTGCTTCATTTACAAGAACATTCTCTAACATGTCATCATAAGAACCTCTTAATGTTCTACTCAATCTAGTTCTTTGTAGATTAAATAACCTAGGTTCACATAAACTCAATATGTATGATTGAATCTTTTCTCCTTCTCTGGAAATATTGTCTGCTTTAAATACTCTGAATGTTTTATCAATACTATACATTGCATCTGCAGTATCACCCATACCTTCTTTTTGTTTGATTGATATACGAATGAATTCTTGTCCTGTAAACCGATAGTTCTTTAATAGATTAAGACCATCAACAATACCCACAACAGCAGATG